TTTATGGAAGAGGATAATAAACCACGTAAAACTGTCTCAACCACGTTTAATATGCGTACAGACCTTCGCTCAAAGGCTAAAGTTTATATCGCTATGATGAATCAAAAGATTGAAGAAAAAGAACTTGACGCCGAAAAGGTAAACATGGGTATTCTTTTAAATAAAGCAGTAGAACAATATCTAAATGAAATAGAAATAAATTAGGGCTTAAATGGATCAACCAGCACCAGATATTACAAACGCATTGCAGCAACGTGACCAATTGGAGCGTGATTATGCTAAAACGGTTCTATCTGTTTCAGAGGAATATGGGCGACAAATCATAGGAAACAAAAGACGGATAGATATTTTAGCAACAAAATTACTAAGATACAGACTTGAAGACTTCCATAAACAAATGCTTCAATTCCAAAATGATAATAAGAAATGTTTAATTCTTGCTCCCAGAGGTAGTGGCAAGTCTACTATTTTAACCGTAGTGCGTTCCATATTTGAACTACTGGTTGATAACAATTTAAGAATTCTTATTGTTTCCAATACACAATTGCAAGCAGAGGTATTTCTTAGGGAAATTAAAAATCATTTTGAATCCAATGAGAAATTCATTGAGGCGTTTGGAAAGTTAAAAGGAGAGAAATGGGATAACAAAGAGATTGATATTATAACAAAACAATCATTTGCGAAGGAATCCAATATATCCTGTGTTGGTGTTGGTGGCGCAGTTGTTGGGCGACATTATGATTTCATTATAGCTGATGATATTGTAGACGAAGAGAACTCAAGAACCGAGCTCCAAAGAGAAAGATTAAGGACATGGTTTTATAAAGTATTGGATCCCACTTTGGTTGCAGACGGCAAGATATGTATTGTTGGGACGCGTTATTATCCAAATGACTTATATGGTCATATTCTTAAAAGTGATCCTGAGTTTAAATATATTGTACTACCTGCAATCCTCCCAAGTGGTAACTCATTATGGCCGGATGAGATGCCCATAGATTGGTTAGATAATAAAAAGAAGGCAATGGGACTAGCCATCTTCAACACACAATATATGAATGATGTTGAAGCAATGGAAGGAAAGATCTTCAAATATGAAGATTGTCAATTTTATGATACATTGCCTGAGCAATTAAGAATCTTCCAAGGGGTTGACCTAGCCATATCACAACAAAGTACATCTGACTACTTTGTTATTGTTACTATTGGGAAGGATCAATATAATAACGTGTTTGTGATAGACGTGTTTCAGAGCCGTCTATCTTTCTTGCAACAAACTAATATGATTGCAAGAAAGTTTCGTCAATACCAACCCATTAGGGTTTTTATTGAGTCAAATGCTTATCAGGCAGCACAGACACAGATAGTACAGGCAGCAACTGAGGTTCGTGCCCTACCTATTATAAACACAAAGGATAAAGTCACAAGGGCATGGCATTTAGCACACAAATTTGAAAGCGGTCAAGTATTCTTTCCGAGGTGGGGTTGTCAGGATTTAATAGACCAACTTATTTCCTTTCCTGATGTAGACCATGATGATATGTTTGATGCCTTTGAGATAGCTGTTAATGGGGCAGGAAAGAGAATACGTAAACAGAGGAAGGAATTCGGTGTTATATAACTTGACCAATATGTATTGTGTGCTACCATGTTTTGGTATAATATTAAAATATATCCTTATGTAATGAGGTCATTATATGGAACGAAAGGCAATACCGGCTACAAATACTGTAACAAAAGTACAGAAAAAATTATCATCATCTGACTCGAATAAACGAGCATTGCGCTCTATAGTTTTAAAGGCATTAGATGAAGAGGGTTCCAAAGCAATATTAGATGATGTTTTATTTAAAGACGTAAAGGGCACAATTGAACCACCCTATCATATGTTAACTCTTTGTATGTTAAGAGAAAATTCAACAGAGTTAGGTCAATGCGTTGATGCAATGATGACAAATATTGATGGGTTTGGGTATCGTTTGGTTGAGGTATTTAAGACAGATGAGGAAAAAGAAAAGTATAAAGATGAGATACTAAAAGAGAAGGCTGAACTCAGAGCATTTTTGGATAACATAAATTTCTCCGATGATATAACCTCCCTTAGAATAGAAACAAGAAAAGATATCGAGGAATGTGGAAACGCATATTGGGAATTTATTCCTTATAAAAATAAATCAGGTATTAGTGCGGTTAAAAGAATTGAAGCACACACTGTTCGTTTGATGCCTATTGATTGCGAACCCCAGAACATAAATATGTATTATTTTAATATGTATACAAAACAGATTGAAAGTAAACCAATTGCTCACCGCTTTAGAAAATTTATACAAAGGGTTGGTTCGCAAACTGTTTATTTTAAAGAGTGGGGGGATCCCAGAAATATTAATTGTGAAACCGGAAAGGAAATTAAACCAGAGGAACTAGACAAGGCTAAAAAAGAAGGTAAGGTTGCACACGCTCTTTATCATTTTAAAATTAAATCCAATAGAACACCTTATGGTATTCCAAGATATATTGGAAACCTTTTTTCATTATATGGTTCAAGGGGTGCAGAAGAGATAAATTTCATTACATTCCAAAACAATAATATTCCCAGCATGATGGTATTAGTTTCAAATGGTCAATTGACACAGGCATCAATTGATCGTACACAAGAATTCATTGAGACAAAAATTAAGGGTAGCAATAATAGATCATCTTTTTTAATTCTTGAGGCAGAACCAGCAGATGAGGCACAGATTAATCCTGGCACAATGAAGATGGAAATAAAAGATTTATCCAGCGCACAAAAGGAAGATCAATTATTTCAAAATTATGATAAGAATAACTCTGAGAAAATAAGACGTTGTTTTAGATTGCCTCCGATATTTGTTGGCAAATCAGAGGACTATAATAGAGCAACAGCACAAGAGTCAAGAAAGTTAGCAGACGAGCAAGTCTTTTCTCCTCTACGACAAGACTTTGATAAGACAATGAATCGTATTCTGGTTACAGAATTTAAGATGAAATATCATTGTTTTAAATCTAATTCTGCCAATGTAACCAACGATGAGGATTTAGTTAAGATACTTTCCAGTGCTGAAAAAACTGGTGGTGTTACACCTAATCTTGCTCGTGGTATTCTCTCTGATATTCTTAATATTGAACTACCTCTTTATAACGAAGAGAAGATTGATTTTGATCCCAACATACCAATGTCATTAACTATTGTGGAGCGTGCCAAGAAGGTTGCGGGCAATCAACAAACGGGAGCAATTGCGCCAACCCAAGGTCAAATACCTCTCAATTCATCAAATGACGTTGAGGTATTACATATCTTAAAGAATGCCCTTTCAGAAGAAATTTACAATGACATATTTAAGGACGTTGAATAAGTATGGAATCATTTCAAATTTTAAAGAATATTACCTTTAAACTCAATGAATTGGAAGATGTAGTTGTCACTAAGGCATCCACCTTAGATGTATTTCAATTATATTTATTAGATGAATGGGCTAAGTTAGCGAAACCATTAATCAAACAGTCTGTTAAAGTACCACACACAGAGAAGGCTATTAACAAGTTTATTAAATCTGTCGATACAGTTATGGGGACATATGGAGATATTGTGGAAAAAGAATCGGCAGAATATATTGAATATTTGTATAAGTATTCAAAGGCGAAGTTTATTAAGGATAATAAACTGACTCCTGTGAAGAAGGCCGAACTCCCTGAAATCACACCTTCTATTTGGATTGCAGCAGATGAGGAGGCTATTGTTGCTTTGACTGAAATGATGGGACAATCTACGTCTACTTTCTATGGTCAAAGTTGCCAAAAGGCAGTATCAGAGAGCGTTAAAAAGAATATCTTTGAAAGAAATCTCACCACAGCACAGGCAGCTAAAGCAATGCAAAAAGATTTAACCAAAGCACTCAGGTTAAAGGACGGCGCATTGGAAAGTAAAGTTATACCCAGTGGGTTTAAAGGTACAGCCAATCAATATTTTTCAGGATTGGTTGAACATAATGGAACAATGTCAAGAACATCAAGTGCGCTTAATTCACTATTAGGTGTTGGTGTTAAAAAATTTAAGGTCTATTCTATTAGATCAGCCAGAACCTGCCTTGGTTGTTTAGCCATGCACGGAAAGTCTTTCACTGTTGATGATGGTGTAAAACATATGAATAAATTATTGGGTGCAGAATCAAAAGATGATTTGAAGGAGATCCAACCGTCTTTTCATTTTGAAAGTAAAGATGGTTATAAAAATAAAGATCAATTAAAGGCGAAAATGAAAGAGGCAAAAGGAATAGCAGACGCAGGAATTGCGTTACCGCCGTATCATTTTCGTTGCAAATGCTATGTTGACATGGCATGAAAAGTAGTTTACTTTGGTTGGGATATGGTTATAATTAAAACTGATAATATTGTTTTAATTAAAACAATGAATAAACATTAACAAAGGAGGAAAACAATGGGTAGTGGAGCACATAAGAAATCAGGTTCATTTATTGGAACTGGAGCCAGCAAGGATATTGAGCTGGACTTCAGCCCAAAGCATGTAAAGGTTGTTAACCTTACCGATCTCGAATGGTCTGAACAATTCTACGAAGGTGGAATTACAGGCAAAGAAGGCGGTATTTCATGTGATGTTGCTGGAGCACTCACTGGATTAAATGCAGCCGAGGGTATTGTTCTTGGTGAAAGAAAATTCACTGTTGGAACAGATAACAGTGCAAATGGTACTGATGATCACATGGTATTCATAGCACAAGAGTAAATAATAGAGGGATCACTATGGGTATTAAAATTCAGTCAATACGGTTCTCACGAAGTTTCTTTGGAAATTATGAGTCGTGTGTGAAATGGTTATCAGATCATGAATATGATTTTTCTCAGTATGAGGAATTTGATGACTATTTTGCTTTCGGTCAGATTGCCAAAGATAAGTTCACTGAAACCTCATTGCAGCCATTCAAACTGGACAGTGGCGTCGAAGCCGTAGTTGGTCTCGCAATTGAAACACAACCAAATTTCAATAACATACAGGATGCAGATTCAGTCAGTATTCCTGAGAAATCTAATGCAGTATCACAAGAGGTTGCCTACGATGCTTTAAAGACATCATATTTAAAGCAACTTGAAACCTTTGTTGATGTTCTATCCAAATTATCTGAAGTCACTGAACCAATAAAGGCGATGAAGGATAGTTTGTTGACTGAACTAAAACAAGTCAATAAAACATCGGTTGAACTCGTTAATAAAAATGAGTTACAAGATAATATTGATGAAGGTCAAATACAAATTTTTACTCCTATTATTAAAACAAAGGATGAGAAAATAGTATTTGGTGAGGTATTAGTTCCAAATACTGTAGATGGGCAGGAGCATGTCTATTCTGAAAAAGAAGTAGAGAAGGCCGCTCATTTCTGGATGAAAGAATACGGACAAATGGGTGAAATGCACAGCAATATGTTGTCTGATGACCAGATAAATATATTGGAAACCTATGTTGCACCTATGGGATTTGAATTTGAGAAGTTAGACGGAAAAATGCAGAAGGTGAAAAAAGGTACGTGGTTATTAAAGGTATTTGTGAAGTCTGACGAATTGTGGGATAAGGTGAAGAATGGTGACCTTAATGGATTTTCCATTGGGGGTCTTGCAACTGTTGAGGATATTAAATAACGGAGGTCAAAAGGTATGAATGATAAACCTAAGAAGAAGTTAACTAATATTAGACCTCGTGAAGTATCTTTGGTTGACAATCCAGCAAATCAGAAGGATTTTCTACTAACGAAGAATCAAGATAAATCACAAGAGTCTACAAAGGAAACTCAGGATCAACCAGTTCTAAAGAAATTAGAAGTAGCAGTTCATACTTTAAATTTCTTTAAGAATATGTTTCCTGAGAAGGAAGACTGCATGAAGTTTATGGCGATGCAAGGTATTGATCCCACTAAATTTCAAGTAGTTGAAAACGACATGGAATGGAGATTTGTTGTTAATGACGCAGCTCTATTTGAGGGCACATCCTTAGCAATGAGTTCTTTTGTTCCATTACATCAGGGTGTTGATAGTTTAGTTGGTGTTTTGAAAAACGTGGAAGAGGAAATCGAGAAGGCCGGAGCCAAGATTTCTTCAGCCCGTTTAAGTAAACTTAAAGCACTACAAAAGGAATTGTCTACACTTATTGAAGAAGTTGAAGCCAAAGTTAAGAAGGAAGAAGAGGGCGATGTAAAGAAAGATGATGAGAAAGTAAAAAAGGATGACGGCGAAGAGGCAGCACCAGAGGGTGATGCAGAGAAAAAAGAAGAAGGTGAAGGGGAAAAGAAAGAGGAAGCAGAACCAGAGAAAAAAGAAGAGGCAGCACCAGAAGGCGAACAGAAAGAAGAAGGAGAAAGTGAAGCAAAATCGAAGTTCGATCCAGAACACAATGAGGCTGAAATAAAGAAGATGCAGGATAAAATGGATGAGATCGAAAAGAAATACGAGAAGGAACTCTCCTCTAAAGATGAGAAAATAGAGGAATTAGAAAAGAGAATTTCTGAATTAGAGAATATGCCTGACGGCATTAAAAGTAATGAAGTAGATAACACACAAGATGTTCAGAAATCAGAAAATAGTTTTTGGAATGGTGTGTTATAACATTATTGTTAACTAAGTTTTAAAGTAGGAGGAAATCGTTATGGGTATGAGTAATCAGGAACTTATCCAAAAGGCGCAGATCACAACTGATGCCATTGCTGCCGCAGGGAAACTAAATCCTGAGCAAGCAAACAAGTTCATCGACTATGTGTTTGATCTAACGTCTTTGAAAGGTAAAGTAAGACAAATCAAGTTTAAACCAGATCAGTTAGACATTGACAAAATCAATGTCGGATCAAGGGTTGCAGTTGCAAAGAACGAAGCAACCGATCCACAGGTACGTAGAGGCGTATCAACTTCTAAGATCACCTTAAGTCCAAAAGAAATCATGGTTCCTTTTGAGATTTCAGATGACTTCCTAGAATACAATATTGAAGGTATGAATGTTGAAGATCATGTAATTAAGATGATGGCAACCCAGATGGCCAACGATATTGAAGAACTCTTTATTGACGGCGAATCCCTTGGGTCGGCTAGATTCCAAGCAGATCTTTTTGATGGTGGAAGTGCAACACATGCAGTAAGAGATTCATACATTGGTCTTTTTGATGGATGGTTGAAGTTAGCAAGGTCTGCTAATGTTGTTGACCTAGCTGGTGCAAACATTAGTTCAACTGTATTCAACAGAATGATTAATGCTCTTCCAGAGAAGTACAAAAGAAATAAGGGCAACCTGAAGTTCTTCTGTTCTTCTACAATTGAGCAAAATTATCGTCAGACAGTATCCGCAAGGGCAACTGCCGCTGGTGATAATGCTCTCAGCTCAATGGTTAACTTAACCCCATACGGGATTGAGTTAGTACCTGTACCACTTCTTTCATTAACTCCAAGAGTAACTGAGCATGTGACAATGACTGGTGTTGTTGCGCAACAGCTTCAGTTTACAAATCTTGTAGCCAATGCAGAAATCGTAGTTCCAACAACTATAGGCGCAACTCCAATTGCTCCTTATGTTGAGGGTGCTGGAAACGATTATGTAATGGATTATGTTAATGGAACAATCACCAGAGATGCTGCTGGATCTATTGGTGATGGTCAGGTTGTAAAGATTACTTATCAATCAGAAGCACAACTTCTTTTGACTGAGTATCGCAATCTCTTAATGGGAATCGGAAGAGATATCCGCATTGAAAAAGACAGAGACATCTACAAAGGCGTAAATCAGTATGCTATTACTTCTAAGGTTTCATGTGAAATCGAGAACGATGAAGCAGTAGTATTTGGCAAGAACATAGGATTGGTATAATAGCAACTGATAACTGGAGGTGTTTATGTCTACTAAAATGTATGTGGTTACTCTTGACCCGATGAAGTGTAAGAGTTTTACGCTTCCTGATGGTCGCAAGTTTCTTGCTAATCGACCTAACCATATACCTGAGGATAAACTGGGACCTTTCCAAAGTTCAGGAATGTTTTTAATTCAGCCTGTAATGAAGAGGGAAGAGGGATCTGTACCCAAAAGAAAGATTCCTCAACCCGAAACTAATCCAGATGAAAAGGGAGAAGTATTAGTTGAGAAGGAGAGAACAAAAGAGAAGGCTGAACCCAAAGAGGAAGAAAGCAAACCCGAACCTAAAGAAGAACCAGTGAAACCTGAGGGAGATAAACCAAAGGGTGTCATAACGACAAAGGACCTATTTAAAGGCAAAAAATAAAGGAGGTCTTTAAATGATTAAAGTTCAATATTTAGGTTTATCTCCTGTTGATGTTGAGGGTTTTCCAAAGGGTACCGAAAGGATGAAGCAAGGTGCAATTCACCTGAAACCAAATAAGGTATACCAGTTGTCTGATGGTGAGTTTGCATTTATCAAGAAGTTGAGACCTGATCTAAAGTTCCATGAGTTTAAACCTGAAAAGAAGTTTGAACCAAAGGTTAAACCTGAGGCAAAGCCTGCGGCGAAACCTAAAGGAATTATGGAACCGAAGAAGGAAGAGAAAACCCTTGAGTCAAAGGGGGATAAAAAGTAAGGATACGTTAAGAATAACTTATTTGGTGGAGACACAAAAGTTACTTAACTATGATAAAGATTAATAAAAAAGATGGCAAAACGTCATCATTTGATTTGAATGTTGTTGGGCAAGCTGGTGAGCTAACTGAGTTGATGGACAATAAAGATTATATCCAATCAATCACAGGTATCAGCAGCTTGCATAACACATTCTGGCATGCTTTAACTAAGCCGAAAAGGTTTAGGAAAGTTAATTATTTTATAGAGCTAGTAAAGCATAAGAAGAATGGAGTGGAGAAAGTAGTTGGTGAGAAGATAATTTGTCAGGCAGATGATGTGCAGTTATCCATTCTCGTTTATTATAACATTCGACCCAAGATGACTCGGATCGAATTAAAGAAGATTGGTAAACCAAGATTTGTACCAAAAAGAGAGGTAACAACCGATGGCGTTAGTAATTAAGAAATCAACAAATTTTGCAAGTGCAAGAGGGACACCTTCGCATGATACTAATTGGGATCAATTCAAATGGGATTTTGATGCAATGAACTTGAAAGTGATAGTGAAGCAAGGATCAACCGCCGACTTGGAAATGTCTTTTAATGGTGATGATGTACATGCTGCACTACCAGTACCCGAAGCAAATCAAAATGCGCTTATTTATGACTTCAAGTTTATCGGAATGAGCAGAGTTCATTTTAGAAAGACGGGTGCAGATATTGAATGCTATGCTTACGGTACGGAGTAATAACGGATAAACAATGAAGGAATATAAGAGTAATGGGCAATCGAGCAAACGAATTTTATGCTCTAACTATAACAAATACATCATTCACTGATCCACCAACTGTTCAGTTCGGAGTCGTTGTCACCAAAATACTTATTGTTTCAGATACTTTAACAGATGATATAGAGTTTTCCTACAATGGACGTGATGTAGATGGAAAGTTACATTGGTCCGATGAGACATTAACAATGGAGGATGTGGTGATCGGCAGGATATGGTTTAAGACAAACAATTCTGCTGGATCAAATATAAGATTGTTTGTTTGGACGTGCCCATAGGCTCAATGTGCCTATGAGGAAAATATGGCTGATTTAGAGCTCCAAAAAAAGACCAAGATGATACAAGGTCAGGCAGGTCATGTCCTTGTCGTAAATCCAGATGGTTCGATTAATGTTGTTATATCATCAGGTGAAGGTGGAGCGAGCGCAGAGGCAAGAAGTGCCAGTTTTATTGACATCAATAATTCATCATTTACAACTTTAGCCACATTAACCATACCAGTTGATAAAACATTTCATCTAAAGGAAATTTGTATTACATTACAAGGATTTTCCGCACAATTTGTGGTTGAGTATTTTGATGGAACAACCACAACAACCTTGCGATATTATATACTTAATACACAACAGTCTACATTCACTGAACTGTTAGGAAATAGTTTACCTCTACCATACGTGGGTGTTGGTAGCAGTGTAACAATAAAGGCACTAATGCTTGGCGTCAATCAGGATGGGAAAGCATTTGGTGTCATTAATGGAACAATGATATAAAATAGAAAAGAGGACTTATGCCAATCATACTATTTGACGATAAGAAACTGGAACTTACTATTAGATTAAGGGTAGGGGAATCTTTTGCCCATGACGATGGGCTCCAAGTCTTAGCCGATAAAGCTAACCAAATAAAGAACAAATATCAAGATATCTTGAAGGAGGTTTCCGTACTGTTAAACGAATGTAACAAATGGAATCAAGACCATGACAAAGAGTATGCTGAGAGAGCAAAGAAAATGATGGAATTAAAAAAGAAAAAGGCCCCACAAGATGTAAGTACGAGTGAGGTCGCGACTGTTTAATATTTTTAAGGAGGGTATAATATGAACGCTTTAGCTACATTAGTCGGACAATATAATTTGTCCGCAGTCACGTTAGCAGATGGGCAATACGGTCATATTGCACTCGACAGTTCGTCCAGAGTTATCTTAGACCATACCACGTCATCCACCAAAATCGGTGATGGTACTAACATATTGGACATACTTGTTGAAGACACTGCTTATGCTGGTTCTGAAAAAGGTATTGGAGCGATAGCTGTAAGAAACGATTCTGGTGGTTCACTTGTAAGTAATGATTTAGATTTCACATTTTTACAGACTGACGCAAATGGTCGATTGAGAGTTGATGCAGAAATATCAGTGGATACTGGTGCAGATAAAGAAGAGGATAGTGCTCACGCAAACGAGGATATTGGTTCATACATACTTGGTGTTCGTGCGGATAGTAGACCTACAAATGCTAATACGGATGCAGATGGTGATTATTGCTCTATATTTGTAAATGCAAACGGTGAGCAATATGTTCATGACACTGATGTGTTAACCAAACTAACTGAAATTGATACTGTTCTTGATAACCTTTACGCTGAACTTCAATCTATTACTCACGCTGAGGATTCCGCTCATTCAAGTGGTGATATGGGTGTAATGATGCTTGCTGTACGTAATGATTCTGGTGGATCATTAGTTGACACTGACGGTGATTATGGCGCACCACAATTAGATTCTGAAGGTAGACTTCGTGTTACTGGTGAGTTTGACGCATCTCCGGGAACCGAGGCTGATGAAGGTTCAGACGAAAGTGGTGACGGTGAGATTACAGGTGTTGATGATACTTGGAATGATATTGTTACTATTGCTGTTGGTGCTGGCGACACGTTGTATATTTGTGAGGTTGATGGAACATCGGATAAACTCTGTGAGTTTCAACTCATTGTGGATGATGATGGAACCCCAACAAAGTATATTCGTAAATTCATGACACCTGAGAATACAGCAACAACGAGTTTAAATTTTGGTAGAGCAATTGAAGTTGCTGGTGGAACAAATATTTCGGTTAAGTTGCAAGCAAAGAGACTTCGTGGCGGTGCAGCAAACGCAACAGTTTCAGGAGGTATAAACGCTTACATTATGTAAGATATTGTAATATAGAACTGGGGTGAAATTCCCCAGTTCTATCATAAATGGAGATTATGATGCAGGAACTACAAACCGAAACACAGGACAATATAGAGAGAACAAATGAACACTTTAATGGAAATGTAGTCACAGCAGGAGTACCAGTCACAATAACAACAGGAACAGGTAGACCTATTCAATTAGCATTCATTTACAATCCAGAACAAGGTGTTAATGCAAATGATCTGGGTGATATATTATATATTAGTTGGGATGGTACAAACTATGCAACATTCCCACGTGGAACAAGTATGGTTTGGCCGGGAAAAGGATTTGGAACAGATAGTAATCAGTTAAAGATTGACACAAACAATAATGGAACAAAGTATGAAATAATGTTGGTGAGTTAATGTTATTTGGTTGGAGAAAAGATAATCAATTAGGTGCAGACGCAACAGGTGCAAGCCCTGGATATACGTATGGAAAGAGTGGAAACGTAGGATCAAATACCTATCTTTTAAATGATACAGTTCCAAGTAATAGAACGGGTCGATTTTCAACCGTAAATGGTATTATTGCAGAAGCGTTTATTGCTGGTGAATATGGTAGTACATATAATTGTACTATGGCAATTGAAATAAGATATGGTGGTACAGGAGCATTGGTTGAAGTATTGACTTTAACTTTATCGGCTCAAAGAAGTAAAGTTCAAACATTTTCAGTTGCAGTGAGTCAGGGTGATGAAATTGCCTGTAAAATAAAGACTGGTAGTATTAAGAATCCAGA